ATAATTGAAGTAAATAGAAAAATTTTTATTTCGCAGTATTTATAATAAAAAATAAAACAAAACAAAAATTAAAAAAAATAAGATATGGCTGATTTATTAATGAAAATGCCGATCCCTTACGAACCGAAAAGGGAGAACCGATGGATTTTGAGGTTTCCATCATCACTTGGTATTAATGAGTGGTATGTTGAGACGACATCAAGACCAAAACTTACAATTGCCGCAACTGAAATTCAGTTCTTAAATACTTCAACATATGTCGCAGGTAGATTTAACTGGGGTGAATTACCCGTTACTTTCCGTGATCCAATCGGACCTTCTGCGTCTCAAGCGGTTATGGAATGGATTCGTCTATGTGCTGAGTCAGTTACAGGTCGTATGGGTTACGCAGCAGGATACAAAAAAAATGTTGACCTTGAAATGTTGGACCCAACAGGAGTTGTTGTTGAGAAATGGATTTTAGAAGGAACTTTCTTAACAGGATATGATGGGGGTTCCTTAACATATTCCACAGATGGTCTCGCTAAGATTACTTGCAACATGAGAATGGACCGTTGTATATTAGTTTATTGATTTTTTATCAAAAACTTACTAAAAAAAATAAAACATAACATTAAGACCTATTTACTTTACTAGTGATAGGTCTTTTTTATGTTTATAAAAAAAGAACTTTATATTATGGAACAAGACGCATATCAAGCTGGTCAAGCAGAATTTAATTTACCACACGATGTAATACAATTACCTAGTCAAGGTGTGTTTTACAAATCAAAAAAGAAATCAATAAAAGTTGGTTATTTAACCGCCGCTGACGAAAACATTATTGCAAATGTTGACTCAAGAAAGAGTATTCAAGAAAGTATTATTATTCCCCTTTTAAGAACTAAAGTTTATGAAAGAGATTTAAGACCTGAAGAAATGCTTGATGGCGATATTGAGGCAATTTTAATTTTTTTAAGAAACACTTCATTTGGTCCTGAGTATACAATTAACGCTGTAGACCCTAAAACTGACGATAGATTTAAAACAACGATTGTTTTAGACGAATTAAATTACAAAAAAACAAAGTCTGCCCCTAATGAAGATGGTTTATTTGAAACCACACTTCCTGTATCAGGAAAAAAAGTCCTATTAAAACTTCTTAGTTTAAAAGACAAACTTGATATTGAACAATTAATAAATTCTTATCCTTCAGAAAGAACCGCACCAACTATCACCTCAAGACTTAACAAACACATTGTTTCAATTGAGGGAGATTCTGACAATTTAAAAATTTCAACATTTGTTGAAACTTTACCTATTGCGGACTCTAAATATATTAGAAGATTTATTTTAGATAATGAACCAAGATTAGACCTATCAAAAGAAGTTATCGCCCCGTCAGGAGAAAGAGTAATGGTCGACATTACTTTTGGGGTGGAATTTTTTCGGCCTTTCATATCAATATAAAACAAGTTTATTAGACGAATTTTATTATTTCTCTAGAATTTTTAGAACACAATATTCTGAGTTTATGTGTATGCCAACTTATGTTAGAAGGTATTTGATTGGTAAATATGTTGAAGAAACAAAAAAAACTTAATCAAATATTTATAAATAAAAGTTAAATGTCAGGTGTAGATCCAATTTCATTAACCAAGAAGGATAAAGATGAGCTTATTGAGATGATCAATGCCCAAAAAACTGAAATCGATCAATTAAAAAAATACAAGACCCGCGGTAAAACTGATGTGGATGAAACAATTGAGAGTAGTGGTAAAGTTGTTAATGCTTTTGACCCTACATCTTTAGCAAACATTACAGGTGTAATGACAAGTATGAAGGATGCAATGCTTGGCGTAATTAACCTTACAGACTTTGCGACATTTAAAGAATTAGACGAACTAAGTAATACAATACAACAAAATTTTGGTTTAGCTAGAGGAAGGGTTAGCGAATTTAAAACGGCAATTGCCGACGCAACCCCTGAGTTAACAAAAATGGGGTATACTCAACAGGAATCCGCCGATTTAATTGCCGACTCAATGGACGGGTTAAAAAGCTCAGCTCTGTTAAGCACCAAAACATTAATTGAAATGGGAGCGGTTTCAAAAGTCACAGGTTTAGATGTTAACGAGTTAGCTGAGGGGTTTAGAAGTGTCGGGATATCAATGCAAAAGGTTGGTGAGGAAATGAAAGGGGTTACTAACTACGCAAGAAGTGTTGGAATGTCAGTTAAAACAATTTCAACAGGGGTTGAACAAAATATAGAAAAAATCAATTTGTATAATTTTGACAATGGTGTTCAAGGTTTAGCTAAGATGGCGGCCACTTCAGAAAGATTCGGGCTCTCAATGACTAATACATTTAGAATTGCCGAAGAGTTATTTTCACCTGAAAACGCAATTAATATGGCCGCAGGTCTTCAGAGATTGGGGGTTGCGTCAAGTGCGTTATTGGATCCGCTAAGAGCTATGGATTTAGCCCAAAACGACCCTGAAGCGTTACAAAAAGAAATTGTTAACTTAAGTAAGGAATTTACAACATTCAATGAGAAAACAGGTAAGATGGAAATTCTACCTGGAGCTCAAAGAAGACTAAGAGAGGTTGCTAAAGAATTGAACATAGACGCCGCTGAGTTTGCAAAAATGTCAATTCAGGCAGGAGACTTTGATAGAAAGTTAAAACAAATTAGAATGCCTTCATTGGCGGAAGGTGACGATGCAACCAAAGAATTAATTGCGTCTATGGCACAACTTGATTCTAGCGGAGTTGCAACAATCCAAGTTAAGGATATGGAGACAGGTCAGATAAGTGAGAAAAAAGTAGAAGAATTAACACCTGAAGACATTGCTGATCTAAAAAAGGCAAACGAAGAATCTTCTCAATCTATTGAACAAATTGCAATTGACCAATTAGATATTACAAAACAAATTAATGCAACACTCCAAAGCGGAGAATTAATGGGGAAATTAGCTAGAGCGACATCTCCAACTATGGAAAAACTAACCAACTTTGTTTCTGGTAGTTATAAAGATGTTGCAACAAAATTTAGAGATGAATTAGGGACAACCCAAAGTTTGAGAGGTAAGTTTGAAGGAGTTGCGAGACCCACAGAAGATTTCTTAGTTGCTTCGATTGAAGGAAATACTGCCAACCAAACAAAGGCAATTGCGGATTTTACTAAAGGCGCAATTGAAATAAAAGATAGTTTTTTAAGTGCATCTGAAAGTTTTGTACAAAATATAATAGAAAGTAGAAAAGATGATTTGAAACAAACTTATGGTAGTAATAATAAACCGGTTAACGAAACAAAAACAGTAAATGTGAATGTTAAAGTGGAAGGAGATGCTAACACCGCAAAAATGGATAAAGATCAAGTAACGAATGCATTACTCCAAGGGTTACAAGACCCAAATTTATCAAATGAACTGTATTATACCATAGATGGAGGTTCTGCGCCATCGGCAGCAACAGGTTCTAAAAATAAGTAGGTCTACACTAAACAAAAAAAACGCATAATATCTATTTATAGAATAAAGTAGTATGTCCGAAAGTTTTTTATCGTTTGGTAATTCAGAAACATTCCGAAAACAGTTATTGGTAAGAAATTTATCGCCATACAATGTGCCAGGAAGTTACAACTCACCTGGTAACCCAATTAATTATGAAACTAATCTAACCGTTAGTAATGTTACGGACTCACCAAACAACTATGTCTCAACAAATTTATTTGCGTCTGACTTATATCCTTTAAATGAATTTGGACCCGAAGGTGGGTTTGGAGTCCCTATTGGTGTAAATTTAACACCTGTTTTAGAACCAAACCAAGGACCTTATTATCCTTTGACTTCTGGTCAAATGGAGGGACTACCATTAATCAACGAATTTTATATTGAGTCTGCATATGTAACAAACAAATGGGGACCTTCAGGTGGTTATAAAGATTTAGTTATAATTACCGATACTTTCCTAACAAACCCAATATATCAACCTTTTTGGAATCCAGGGTATTATAACTATTCATCATATTCGTTATATAATGTTATTTTTCAAGACGAC